TCAGTATTGATCATAATTTAGGGGAAAAAAACCTAGAACATCTTCTCCAACCCAATCATTAACCTGCATCATCCTTGTTTGAATTGTCTCCAGCTCATTTGCAGCGAATATAAGAGCCGCCTCCCTAATCGATCCGAACCCGCCTGCATTCTGCGGCACAATCCCCAATAGCTGCGGAGGTATTCGAAGACTGGCCAGCACGTCGTCGCGGGTCTGATTCTTGATCGAGTTAAATTCATCCTTCGCCGCTACCTCGCTGACGGGGATCAGCTGAATTCCGTCTTTCTTGCCAGTCGGAGAGTACACAAACAGATTGCGAAAATTTCCTGGTCCTTTCGATTCCTTAAGCGCTTTGCGTAGCGCGTCAATATCGACCTCCGTCTGGGCCGCGTCGGTCATGTACAAGATGAACCCGGCGTGACTGCCGTTCTCGTAATACTTGCGCCGAAACAACGTCGCCGACTCATTCAACAACGCCGACTGCAAAGCACTGACCCACTCCGGCAACCCATAAATCTCCTGGTGCAAATCCGCCTCGCGCAGGTGGAAGATGCTCCCGGGCTCAAACGCGTGCTCATTCTTCCAGCCCTGCACCTGGTAGAACTGCCCCTCCGTCCCAACCCGCATGTACTTCGCCAGCGACGGCACCAGTTGCCGGGTGTTGCCCAGCACCGAACGGCGTTTCTCCAGGTATCCATTCCCCAGGCACAGAAAATCCAAGGCGAACTGTTCAAAAGCCGCCCGGGACAGCATCGGATGCGGGATAAAGGTCTTGCTCAACAGGTTGCGCTTGAACATCAACCCCGAATGCAAATGCACACTCGCCCCCACCGACCGGGCCAGGCCATTAAGCGACAAAGGCGGCTCATACCACCGTCCGTTGAACCAACACTCCAGGTAATCGAACACCTCTCGCCCACCCAACACCGGCGTCGGCTCTCCGAAGCTAAACACCTGAGTACCCGCACTGGCGACATCGAGGGCGGCGGGCAAAAGCTCCTGGCTGGCAAGTTGTTCGGTCATCAGTAAATCTCCATCCGCCCGGTATTGGCAGCGGTCTGCCCTTCGAGCGGTTCGTTCTGCAATGCGTGGAAGAGCGCCCAGGCCAGGTCGGCATGGCCGGTGTTGTCGTTGCGGCCGGCGGTGTAGGTGAACTGGCGACCGCCTGCGGTGATGGTTTTGCGAATCGCCATGAGTGACTGGGCCATGTCGGTCCAGCCGGCATCGAACTCCAGCCGCCCCTTGTGGATCACGTCGTAGGCCTTGAGCACCAGGCGGGTTTTCACCTCGGGCGAGTAGCTGAAGGTGGTCATCGCCGGGAAGAACTGGCGCACCAGCTGGGCCACGCCGCTGCCCAGGCCGGTGACGTCGATACCGATGTAGGTCACCCAGTAGCGGTCGCAAACGCCCTTGATGGCAGCCGCCTGGGCGGCGAAGTCCATGCCGCGAAATTGATGGCGCTCGAGCACACGGAATTTGCCGCCCGGCACCAGTGGTGGTGCGACCACCACTAGGCCGGAACAATCGCCCGTCTCGGCCGGGTCATAGCCGACCCACACCTGGCGGTCTCCGAACGGGCGCATGGCGAACGGTTTGTAGTCCTCGGCCCACTCCACCCAGCTATCGACCATGCAGGACTGCAACACCGACAGCGGGAAGATGCTCGCGCCGTCATCGACGAACTCGCACATCAGTAGATTGGCGAACGCCTCGGGGCTGTACTCCCGGCGCAGCTCTTCGATGTCGAACAGATCGCAGCCGCCCCGCTCCGCGTCGAGGATGGTGACGATCTGGCGCCACAGCCGGTCCTCACAGAACCGCCCCTGCTGGAGCGCGCCGTGGGTCACATCAACCTTGGTATGCTGCGCGGCGGGCTTGCCCTTGTTGAAGCGCTCGCCGGTCCAGAAGGTGTACGCCTCGTGGGCCATGCTCGACGGCGTGGAGAAGTAGGTTTTGCGCCACTTCTTATGCATCGCCATGCCCGAGGCGACCTTGTTCAACTCCTCGAACTTGAACGTCCAGAAGAACTCGTCGAAGTAGAAATTGCCGTGATAGCCCTGGGCGGTGCGGGCGTTGGTCCCGAGGAAAAACAGCTCGGCGCCGTTGGGCAGCACAATCGGGTCACCGGTCAGCTCGACGCCGATGACTTCCCGGGCGAAGGCCTGGATGTAACCACGGAACAGGTAGGCCTGGTTCTTCGAGGCCGACAGAAAAATCTGGTTGCGGCCGGTGTCCAGGGCGTCGATGAACGCCTCGCGGGCGAAGTAGTACGTGGCGCCGATCTGCCGGCTCTTGAGGATGACGCGGGTGCGTTGGTTGCCGGCCCGGTACCAGTCTTTCTGGTAGTCGAAACAGCCGTCGATGAACGCTTCGCGCAGCAGCTCGATCTGGTCTTCGCTGATGTCGTTCTTCGGAGATTTCTTCTTTGGCCCCTCGTTGCGCTTGGCGAGGTTCGGGTTGAGGTCGGTTTCGGTACCACCATCCTGGTAACGCTGAATGCGGGCCTGGCGCTCAAGCTGCCGATGCAGCAGATCGATCTCTTTGAAATCGCCGCCGGTCTTGTTGTCCTTGAGGATCAACTGCACCAGACGTGCTTCCAGGGCACCGCCGATACGCTCGACGTTGTCGGCCCGGTCCCACTTGTCGCGGGCCTTCCAGCTGTGTAGCGTTTTCTCCTTCTCGCCCGTCGCTTCGGCGATCTCGCAGACGCGCCAACCCATCCAGTACAGGAACTTGGATTGGCGTCGGGGATCGATGGGCAGCAAGGCGGTCGTCATACCGAGATGCTGCCGCCCGCAGCGGCGACTCAATAGTGCCGCTCCTTGTACCCTCCCCGGCTACAGTCCCGCCCCGTTGCCGCCGCTCGCGCCCATGCCGACCATGCCCCTCATTGCAACGCACTGAGAATCCCCGGCATGAAGAAGTACCGCAGCAACTGGTTCCGCGTCGCCATCGAAGGCGCCACCTCGGACAAGCGCACCATCAAACGCAGTTGGCTGGAACAGGCCGCCAAGAACTTCAACCCGTCCACCTACGGCGCCCGTATCTGGCTGGAGCATTTCCGTAGCCTGCTGCCCGACAGCCCTTTCAAGGCCTACGGCGACGTACTGGCAGTAAAAGCTGAAGAGGTGGACGTCAACGGTCAAAAGAAATTGGCGCTGTTCGCGAAGGTCGAACCTACCAACGACCTGATTGCCATGAACAAGGCTAAGCAGAAGATTTACACCTCCATCGAAATCGACGAGAGCTTTGCCGACACGGGCGAGGCCTACATCGTCGGCCTTGCCGTGACCGACTCACCCGCCAGCCTAGGCACCGACGTCCTGGCGTTCTCAGCACAGAAGCCCGAATCCAGCCCGTTCCAGGACCGTCACTATTCCGCGACCTCCATGTTCACCGAGGCGGTCGAGACCGAGCTTAAATTCGAGGAGATCGACGAGAAGCCGAGCATCGGCGCCCAGCTATTCAACAAGGTGCAGGCGCTGTTGACGGGCAAGCAGGCCAGGGATGACAGCGAGTTCTCCCAGATCGGTGAGGCGGTCGAAGCCATCGCCGAACACGTCAAGGATTTGCCCGACCAACTGGCCGCCGAGAAGCAATTCTCCAAGGGGCTGCAAACCCGACTCGATCAAGTCAGCACCGAACTGACCGAGCTGAAAAACCAGCTCTCCACCACCCAGGATCCCAACCAGAAAACGCGCCCCCAGGTATCCGGCGGCGGTAACCAGGTCATGACCGACTGCTGACTCTTCAAGGACGATCAACATGCGTAACGACACCCGAGTACTGTTCAACGCCTACCTGCAGCAACTGGCGCAACTGCATGGAGTGGCTGACGTCACCACCAAATTCACCGCAGACCCCAGCGTTGCGCAAACACTGGAAACCCGCATCCAGGAGTCCAGCGCCTTTCTCAGCGCCATCAATATTTACGGCGTATCGGAACAGTCGGGGGAGAAGATCGGGATCAGCATCGACGGCACCATTGCCAGCACCACCGACACCACTGTCAAAGACCGTGAACCACGCGATCCAAGCGGCCTGGACGACCGCGGATACAACTGCACCCAAACCAACTTCGACACCGGAATTCGCTACCAGAAGCTGGACCAGTGGGCCAAGTTCAAAGACTTCCAAGCGCGCATTCGCGACGCCATCATCAAGGCCCAGGCCCTCAACCGAATCATGATCGGTTGGAACGGCATCAGCCGCGCCGCGACATCCAATCCAACCATCAACAAACTGCTGCAAGACGTGAACATCGGCTGGCTGCAAAAAATGCGCGAGGAAAACCCTGCCCGGGTCATGACCGAAGTGAAAGACGGCAGCGGTAAAATCGAAATCGGTGCCAACAAGGACTTCGCAAATATCGACGCCCTGGTCGTCAGCATGGTCAACGAGTTCATCGAACCCTGGTATCAGGAAGACACCGAGCTAGTGGTGATTTGTGGTCGCCAACTGCTGGCCGACAAGTACTTCCCCATCATCAACACAGTGCAGGCACCAACTGAAGTGTTGGCTGCCGACATCGTCACCAGTCAAAAGCGCCTTGGCAACCTGCCGGCCGTGCGCGTACCACACTTCCCGGCCAGCGGCCTGATGGTCACTCGCCTCGACAACCTGTCGCTGTACTGGCAGGAAGGCACCCGCCGCCGCACCGTCGTCGACAACGCCAAGCGCGACCGCATCGAAAACTTCGAGTCGGTCAACGAAAGCTACGTCATCGAAGACCTGGGCTGCGCCGCCCTGGCCGAAAACATAACCCTGAGCTGAGGCGGCCATCATGACCAACCCCTGCCGTCACCACTTTGAACGTGTAACGGCTGCCGTCGAAGCGGCGGCTACAGACCCCACCCAGACTATGGCCGGCGCCACGGCCTACGAGCACCAGCTCAACCAACTGCTGCAAGACCGCCTGCGCCTGAAACAGGTCCAGTCCAACCAGGGCAAGGCCGAACTCAAACGCCAGCTACTGCCAAGCTACGAATCCTACGTGCAAGGTGTGCTGGAAGGTGGCAAAGGCGCCCAGGACGAAGTGATGACCACCGTCATGGTCTGGCGCTTCGATGCCAGCGACTTCACCGGTGGCCTCGACATTGCGACCTACGTGCTGAAGCACAGAATGGTCATGCCCGACCGCTTCGCCCGCACCTTGGGTTGCCTGGTCGCTGAAGAGGTCGCCACAGCGGCCTTCAAGGCTCAGAAAATCGGCGAACCGTTCGACCTGGCCATCCTACATCGCACCGCCGAACTCACCGACGCCGAAGACATGCCCGACCAGGCCCGCGCCAAGCTGTTTCTCGCCATGGGCCGCGCCACGTTGGAAGGCATCACCGAAGAAGTCCCAGGCCACCCCGGTCAACTTCAGGCCGGCGTGGATCTGCTGAAAAAAGCCATCGCTCTGCACGACGCCTGCGGTGGCAAGAAAGATCTGGAGCGGGCCGAACGCCTGCTCAACAAACGTGCCGGCCCTGCCGGCTAACCGAGCGTCCCCACGCACCCCGCCGGCTCGGGGCAGATCGGCCAGGCAGCTCCTCCTGAACGTGAAGCCCTGACCACCGGCGACCTATCTTTGAGTGCTGTTCCATGAGCGGATTCATAGCCGGCGGCACCGTCGCCAGCGGCCATATCAACACCGATGCCTTCTGGCCCGCGATCGACTTGGATCAGTTGCGTGCCACGCTGCGGATCGACGCAAGCGTCACCGCGCCGCGCCTGGAAACCGCCGCGGTTGCAGCCGCCATCAGCGTCAACCGCGAGCTAAGCGAATGGCGAGCCACCCAACAAGCTGCCGGCTATACGAAACTTGTCGACATGCCCGGCGAGCGAATCAACGACGTACTGGTCCTGGTACACCTCTACCGCCGCGCCATCGAGGCTGCTACCGGTGCCGAAGTTTGCGAGCGTTACCGCTTCTATGACTCCACAAACAGCGGACACCAGAACGCAGAAGAACTTACGCCAAACATCGACGACTACCGCCGTGACTTGCGTTGGGCGGTGCGTGACTTTCTCGGCATCAATCGCACCACCGTAGAGTTGATTTGATGAAGGTCACCGTCCGCGCCCACCAAAACGACACCGTCGATTCCCTTTGCTGGCGTCACTACGGTCGCACAGCTGGCGTGACCGAGGCGGTACTCCAAGCTAACCCCGGCCTGACCGACTACGGGCCGATGCTGCCCCAAGGCCTTGCCGTGCAAATGCCCGAAGCCCAGACGGCCGCACCACAGCGGCAGATGGTGAATCTATGGGACTAATGCCCTCTACAAGACCTAGACCTCATGAACAAACCTGAAAGCCTGCGCACTCACCTGCTCGCCACCATTGGCGAACTCAAGCACAACCCCGACCGACTCATGATTTTCATCGACAACGGCAAGGTCCGCTGCACCGCCGCGGCCAGTTTGTCCTTCGAGTACAGCTTTGATCTGCAGGTGATCCTCACAGACTTCGCCGGCCATCCCGACAGCGTTATGTTGCCGGTGCTGGGCTGGTTGAAAGTGAATCAAGCGGATCTGCTTGAGAACTTGAATAAGTCCGCAGAGGGCATCCAGTTCGAAGCCGACATTCTGGACAACAGTAAGGTGGACCTCAGCCTGACCCTGTCGCTGAGCGAACGTGTGATCGTGGGGAGAGACGCCGACGGCAACACAACTATCCGCCACCCTGGTGAACCTCAGCCCACTGCCGCATTTCTCGACCCGGCGTGGATACCCAGTGCCCAGAGTCCCAGTAGCGAATGGGTCATACCGAAGTGACCAACCGACAAGAAGCGCTGGAAGACTGGGCCTCAGGTCTACTGAGCCAACTTGAACCGGCCGCACGAAGCAAACTCGCCCGCAGCATCGGCCAAGCCCTACGACGCAGTCAGCAACAAAGGATCATTGCCCAGCGCAATCCGGACAAGAGCAAGTACACACCGCGAAAGCAGCGAAACTTACGAAAGAAAAAAGAACGAGTGAAGCAGAAGGCCCAGATGTTCCAGAAGATGCGCACTTCAAACTTTCTAAAAGCCAAAGGCAATAACTACGCAATCAGTATCGGGTTCACAGGACGCATTGCCCGCATTGCGAGGGTACATCAATACGGATTGAAGGACCGGGCTAAACCGGATGCACCAATGGTCCGCTATAAACAACGTGAAATCTTAGGCTTAACGAAAGGTGAAATTGAATTAATTGGGGCTACTCTGCTAACAATCTTCAGTATTTGAGATGCAGCCCATAGCGCTATCTTTGCAGTATATCCTCTGCCAAATTGATACAACGATTCACCATAGGCTTCCATGACAGCCAATTCAAATCACTCCAGCCCTTAGTCTGTTCGGGAAGGCAAAATTCTGTTCCTAACCTTTCAACCCCAACATCCACTATCGCACCTGATTTTGGAACGACATGCATACATTCGTTTGCCTCTGGCGAGGCAGCATCGATTCTCTCCCTAGCCTGTATTATTGTTGCTCTATTATGATAAATGATGGAATACCCCTGTAACCGCTTCTGCTCTTCCTCTATCGCCTTAGAGCGCACTTCACGAGCCCAAAATCTATATTCGTACTCTTCCCTACTAGGTTCAGAGAGACTACCTTGATTTGCCGCCGCCAAAGCAGAGGCAATCGCGTACCCCAAAGAAAGTTCCTGTTGTTTTAAGAGATCAAGAACCCCCGACCCACCGATTGCTGTCAACTGCTCAGGACTTAATTTGAGCTTTGCAGCCAAGGCAACGCTCATGTCTACCTGTTCGCTATAAGCGACATATTTTGCCGCCCGCGTAAACAAAACAACATAAGGATCTCCGAACATTGTTTCAATATCATTAGAATCCTTATTATCTTCGTACTGTTTCTTCTCCACCTGAACTCGCGTTATAAAGTCTTTTCCGAGCCGAATTGAAGTATCGCGAATACCCGCCAAGACCACATAACCTGTTTGTTTTGAGGACGTCTTACTATCAGCAGAAATGATAGATCCAACGCCTAACCCCCCTTCAGTTTGTGTGGCTCCTGACCATCGAGCAACAACAATATTTTTCTTTCCACCAAGATTTCTGAGCTCCGTCAAAGAAGTTTTAATTTTGTCTTGCGCGACCAATTTTGCCATTAAAGCATCTGACTGTGCAGCCGTCAGCCCTGCTTCGTCCACCGACTTGGCCCCTATACTTTTGGCTATTGATGAAAGCTGAAGATCAGCTCCTGCCTCTTGGGCGGTTTTTCCTTTGACCTTGGACAACCCAATAGAAGCCAAAGTCAACTTAACGTCCGCCACGCTGACTTCAACTGCCTGCTCTGCAAGCCCATCTAGCGCGGCTTTAATGCCAACCACATCGCTATAAACCGCGTCTGTATTAAATTTTGTCACAACCATTTTTGAGCACTGAGCAGAGATAGGGAGAGCTAATAAATCGGGAAGTTCTCCTCCAGGGGAGGTAACAGTTTGACCCGCAGATATTGGCAATGAAAGGCCAGTAATGTTCACGGATGTTCTGTTCTCGTGGCCCTGAGCATCCCCCCGCGACTCATAATCCGCTCCTAAATCTTCAAATGACAATTGAATTGGGTGTTCCTTTGCAGACCAAAATGAGCAGCCGCTCAATATAGTAGCAATAATCACAAAACCAGCAGACCCGACTACAAATCTCATAAACACCCCTATAACCATCTCAACAATCACTATTTAAAAAGACAATAACGAAACTAGAGATATGTCTCGAATTTGCTGCTTTATATCTACTTCGTAAAACGCACATTCAGCCAGCTCTTATCTCATGAGCAAAAGCCTAGAACCTACGACCACCATTATAGTTTTGAATTCTTTCCTAAAAATGAGCATAGCCATCATTTTGCCGCTAGCAAATAATTTTTCTGAGGCTAAAAAACTGGTCAATAATCATAGTGTTGGCTTGTACGAGCGCCTCTATTGGCTAAACCAACCCGTCATGATTTCAGCGTGAATTGACCATGCCCTAGAGTGTAAGGCAGCAGGGGTCATCGCCTGAAGCAACCGCCCCCTAGGACAGGAGCATCCCCAGCACCGGTGACAGAGATGCCTGTAGTATAAAGTGCGGTCCCTTCAGAAGCTTCGCACTGCGAGCTTTTGAAATCCAAAGAAACGAGAACGGCGTAACATTGGACTCAGGAAGACTAGAGATAAATCTCTTATGACCAGTCCTGCAATAAAAACACTTCCTACTTACCATTTCGTACAAACAGATGCTCAGGTTGTATTTTATCGAGATAAACCTGATGTAAGCTTTCCAAGTAACACTCACCCACACCGGTGAGTACAAAAGACGTTTTAACATACTGAACCGTCTCACTACTCAGCATGCTTTTACTTCGAGAAGCAAGTGATATCTCTCTTTTAGACATTCGCAGAACCAATAGAATATCCCCCAACCCATCCTGAAGCAGATAATCATTATGATAGCCGTGCATAAAATGAAAAATATCCACAAGCATCATCGCATTAGTAATTCTTATTTGATCATGAAACTGCGCAAGGGTAATTTCTTTCTTTACCAGACGACGAAAGACCCCACCTAGAATCTTCGCCTTCTGTTCCGAGTCCACCTTCTCGACAAACTCTATAAGCTCAACTACAAGCTCATCTTTCTTTCCCTCTTTTTCGAGCATCAACGAAAATTCTTTCATTTCCGCATCCGAGTACGTTCCGGCTGACTCGCAGAACTCTTTTATTTTCTGCTTAAATCTAGCCCCCTTAAATCTACGATAAGCTTTTGACATGCCAAAAACGGTGGATACAATAGGAACCTCTTTAAGCATGTCACTTTCTACAAAAGCATCAATTAATGCCTCAGCATAATCAGCAACAGGCACATCGCTTACTATCTCTTTAGCTAGCGCTTTAGACTCTCGTTTTTTCATACCATCTGCCTACAGAATACAGTTTGGATGATGGAGTATAGGTGTTATCTCTAGCTCTGTTCGTTAGATAAGTGCGATTGTGCGCATCCCTCTTACAATGAGTCGATGCTGCAGTAGTTCACCTGAAGCGCCACCATCGGCGCCATGAACGACCTACCCACCCTTACCCGCCTAATCGAAAACCTCATCCGCTACGGCACCATCGCCGCCGTCCAGATGAAGCCCCCACGTGTGCGAGTCAAAACCGGAACCCTGACCACCGCCTGGCTCCCCTGGATCGTCCTACGCGCTGGCGCCGACCGCGAGTGGAACCCTCCTACAGAAAACGAACAGGTTCTGCTTTTCAGCCCCTCCGGCCAACTTTCCAACGGCGTAGTCCTAACCGGCCTATTCAGCGACCACATCCCAGCCAACGGCGACCGCGAAGGCCTGCACCGTTACACCTACCGCGACGGCACGGTGATTGAGTACGACAGCATCGCCCACCAACTCAACGCCACCCTCACCGATGGCGGCACCACCACCCTGACCAGCCCCGGCGGCATCAACCTGATCGGCGATATCACACACAAGGGCAATTACACCCAAACCGGCAACCAGAAAGTCACCGGAAAGATCACCGTCTCGAAGGATGTTATTGCAGCCGGCATCAGCCTGGTAAACCACCCGCACAGCGGCGTCACGCCTGGCAGTGGCATGACGGGGAAGCCCATATGAACCGATACACCGGCGCGCCCCTCACCGCTGAAGAAAACATCGCTCAATCAATAAGCGACATCCTCAGCACCCGCCTCGGCACCCGTGTGATGCGCCGCGAATACGGCAGCCTCCTACCCGACCTGGTGGACCATCCATTCAACGACATCACCCGCTTGCAGGTGTACGCCGCCACGGTTATCGCACTGATGCGCTGGGAACCGCGCATCAGCCTCAGCCGCGTGCAGTTTCTAGGCATCACATTGCAAGGCCAGGCGTCACTGGACATCGAAGGCAGTATTGTCGATAGCAATCAGTCGCTGAGTTTGAGCGTGCCCCTGCACTTAGGGGGTAGTGCGTGAGTTCGTTTGTTGCCATCGACCTGAGCCAGCTTCCAGCGCCGCAGGTGGTCGAACAGATCGATTACGAGCAGATCCTCGCCGAGCGCAAGGCCTACGCCATCAGCCTATGGCCCGTCGAAGAGCGCGCCGAGATTGCCACGCGCCTCAACCTGGAATCGGAGCCATTGACCAAACTGCTCCAAGAGAATGCCTACCGTGAAATGGTCTGGCGTCAACGGGTCAATGAAGCCTCTACGGCAAACATGCTCGCCCTCGCCAGAGGCACCGACCTGGACAACCTAGCCGCCAACTACAACGTCAGGCGCTTGATTATTCAGGCCGCCAAGCCGTCCGTCATGCCACCGATTCCGTTGCAGATGGAGAGTGACGACAGCCTGCGGGAACGGGCGCAGATGGCGTGGGAAGGATTAAGCACCGCGGGCCCGCGCAACAGCTACATCTTTCATGCCCGGTCGGCTCACGGCCAAGTCGCCGATGCCACTGCCGAGAGCCCATTGCCGGCTGAAGCGGTAGTGACTGTGCAATCGATACTCGGCGACGGCAGCGCTCCACCCGCCCTCCTCGCCGCCGTCAAAACCTACCTCAGCGACGATGACAGGCGCCCTGTAGGCGACCGATTGACCGTGCAAAGCGCCAAGATCATCCCTTACCAGGTCAAGGCCAGACTGTTCCCATCATCCTTCGGACCTGAAAACGAGCTGAGTATGACGGCAGCAAACGCGAAGCTATTCAGCTTCGTGCATCAGCGACGTCGCCTGGGCCTGGAAGTGTCTGAATCGATCATTCACGCCTCGCTGCATGTCGAGGGCGTGCGCAAAGTCGTGCTGCAGGATTGGGTCGATATCGTTGCAACGCCCTACGAGGCGCCGTATTGCACGAGCATTGAGCTGGCATGGGGTGTTGAATGATCGCCGACACGCCGCTGCTCCCGAGCAATTCGACACCGCTGGAGCGGCAAGCTGCGCAAGCACTGGCCCAGATCCAGCGCGTCCCTATTCCACTGCGCACCCTGTACAACCCCGACCTGTGCCCATTGCCGCTACTGCCCTACCTGGCCTGGGCTTGCTCAGTCGATCGCTGGGATAGCCAGTGGAGCGAAGCGGCCAAGCGTGCCGCCATCCGCAGCGCTTATTACATCCACTCGCGCAAAGGCACCCTCGGCTCGCTGCGCCGTGTCGTCGAGCCGCTGGGGTATTTGATCGACATCGTGGAGTGGTGGCAGACCGAACCTGAAGGCCCTCGGGCAACCTTCACGCTAAAAATAGGTGTGCTCGAAAGCGGTATCACCGAAGCGATGTACCAGGAGCTGGTATGGCTCATCGACGACGCCAAGCCGCTGACCCGACACCTGATCGGCCTCGACATCATTCTGCAAACCCAACTGGACGACTTCGTCGGCGTCGCCCTTTACGACGGCGATGAGATCGACGTGTATCCCTGGAGCAATCCCGACATCCATGTGGACATCCAGGCCTACAGCAACCTGACCATTTACACCCTCGATGAACTGGATGTGTATCCCCATGGTGAATGAGAAAACGCTTTTCGGCGGTATGTTGACCGAGCTTGGCGCTGCCAAGAAAACCAATTGCGAAGCCCTTGGAATTCCTTGGGAGCCAAAGTACATGCTGATCGGTGATGCCAATGGCACCGACCCGGTGCCGAGCCCGACGCAAACACAATTGATCAACCAGGTCTATCGCGCCCAGCTTAATCAACTGCGTGTTTCCCCAACGGACCCAAACATTCTGATCGCTGAGGTGGTGCTGCCGCCTGACGTGGGCGGCTGGTGGGTGCGCGAGTTGGCGCTTGAAGACAAAGACGGCGTGTTTTGCGCCGTTGGAAATGCAGCGCCCAGCTATAAACCTCTGCTGACACAAGGCACCGGTCGTAACCAGGTGGTGCGGATGCACATCATCACCACTGGGACCGCGAATATTCAGTTGAAGATCGATCCCTCGGTAGTGCTTGCGACTCGCGAGTATGTGGATAACAAGATCCAAGAAGAGCTATACAAGCTCGATCATAAGCCGTCGGCTCGCGTAGCCACCACGGCCAATATCAAGCTGACGGGCCTTCAGAAAGTTGATGGCGTGACAGTGATTGCAGGCGACCGCGTGTTGGTAAAAGACCAGAAGTCGGCCAAGGAAAACGGCCTCTACATAGCCTCTACAGGGGCTTGGCGACGAGCCCCGGATGCCGACAGCGGCGCCAAGGTCACCTCGGCACTCGTTGTGTCCGTTGAGCAAGGCACTGTCCAAGCCGACACGATCTGGCAGCTGACTACAGACGATGTCATTGAGCTGAACACCACAGCACTCACATTTCGGCAAGTGACGCAAAACGATGCGCCCAAACGATTGGCTTCCCAGTCAGAAGTTGATGCCGGGAAGCTTGATACCGTGGCGGTATCTCCGAAAACGATGCGATGGGGCTTTGCTGCATCCTTCCACACAAACGGCTACATCATTTTCCCCACTTGGCTTGGCGGCTTAGTCATCCAGTGGGTTAACGGCGATATCCCCGCAGGAGCAGGCGAGACTCAGGTAAGCCTGCCAATAGCCTTTCCAAGTACAAACTTCGGGACCTCAATATCAACCTCCTCCGAAAAAGCGGTCGTCGTTAATCGCTACAATAAAACTCTGAGTAGTACCAATGTGCAGGTACGGTCGATTAGCAGCTCAGGCGTGGCGGCCCCCGACTTTCAAGTCTGGTACCAATTTATCTGCATAGGAAAATGAGCGTGCGCAAATATAGTAAAAGTACCGAAACCAGTTACATCATCGGTTTCCATCCGGACATTCCATCTGACGCAGTGGATATCTCAGACGAATGCTATGAGCGGGTGATCGGCAATCCCACCCCAGGCAAAGTGCGTAGCCATGACGCCATGGGTTTGCCGATTCTGATCGATCCAACTCCATTAACGCTGGAGCAGTTGGCAGTCATTGAGCGCCTATGGCGAGATGCTCAAATCCACAGCATGCGCTGGCTGCGCGAGCGCCACCGGGACGAGGTAGATTCAGCAAGGCCAACAACCCTCACCGACGAGCAATCAACAGAGCTGCTGAACTATGTCCAGGCCCTGCGAGACTGGCCCGTAGCACCCGGTTTTCCCAGCTCGGAACATCGCCCTTCGCCACCGACATGGGTGGCTGTGCAGAGCCAATAAACACCAATCTGTTTTATGTTCACACGATGGTAGGTATCGAGCCCTACAGCTACATACTCGGAAACACCACATCCCAATCCCAAGGCTACGTTACCTTGCGCCTTTGCCTACAACTAAGACAGAATCCGCCCGCTTGTGTGCCCTGGTCCGTACCGGTAGCTTGGTTTCCGTCACTGCTCATCAGTGATCGGGTTTAGCGACCCGAATCGGTACGGTTGCATCAGCGCTCCTGATCTCATTGCAGATATTCCAATCTGCGATTGTTGTAATGGTGGCTGTGCGCGGGAGACCTTCGGGTCTGCCGGGCTCCTGTACCCCCGGTTCGCTAACCTGCGTACAGCCGCCACCCTAACTTGCTTAGCGACAAGTCATGGTGGCCCAATCAGGTCAGGAGATTCACCATGTTCAAGGTCACACCCAATCCCCCGGAATCAGATCCCACCTCTTCCTACTCAAGCCTCGATCCGGAAAAATTCCACGAAGCCACTGAGCGGGCGCTTAATTATTATTTGAAGCCGGAACAGGCCAAACCCAAGAAAGAACCAGCAGCGGATCAGCTCTTCACTGTCGTCGAAAGCATCGACACTGAAAGCCTACTCGCCAACCTCAGCGAAAACCTGGCGTCAGCCAATGCCATGATCAGCGATCTGGCATTCGATCTTGAAGGTTCTCGCCGGCATGTTGCGATGGGTATCCAGCAAGTCATTGAGGTGAGCGAACTGCTGGCCAATCGTGCGCTGGATATCGTCGATCCGCGTTAGCAATGGGGCCGTGACCGAAAGGGTTAGCCGAGGCTTGTAGCCCCCCTGCCTACAAGGCCATCGGCTCGCCCAATCGGTGCAAGCGCGGCAGCCTGTGCAGTGTCATTTCAAACACTGCACAGGCACCCCATGACCGATTATCTCCATGGCGTGCGGGTCATCGAACTCAACGACGGCACCCGCCCCATTCGTTCCATCCCCACCGCGGTCATCGGCATGGTCTGCACGGCCGACGACGCCGATGCAGGCATCTTCCCCTTCGACACGCCGGTCCTGCTAACCAACGTTCAAACCGCCATCGGCAAAGCCGGTACCACGGGCACCCTGGCGTCCAGCCTACAGGCCATAGCCGACCAGACCAGGCCCTACACCATTGTCGTGCGCGTGAAGGAAGGCGCCACCGAGGAAGAGACCACCAGCGCCCTGATCGGCACCACCACCGCCGAAGGCAAATACACCGGCCTGAAAGCCCTGCTCGCCGCCAAGGCCCGCGTCGGCATGGTGCCGCGCATCCTCGGTGTGCCAGGCCTGGACAGCCTGCCGGTGGCCACCGCCCTGGTGTCTATTGCTCAGCAGGTACACGGCTTCGCCTACGTCAGCGCCTGGGGCTGCAAAACCAAGGAAGAGGTGACCGCTTACCGGACCAATTTCGGCGCCCGTGAAGCGATGGTCATCTGGCCCGAATTCCAGAATTGGAACACCGTCAACAACGCCACGGTGACCGCCTCGGCCGTGGCCCGCGCCTTGGGTTTGCGCGCCAAGATCGATCAGGAAGTGGGTTGGCACAAGACCCTGTCCAACGTCGCCGTCAACGGCGTGACCGGCATCAGCGCCGACGTGTTCTGGGATCTGCAAAACCCGGCCACCGACGCCAACTACCTCAACAGCCATGAAGTCACCACGCTCATCAACGAGGGCGGCTTTCGCTTTTGGGGCAGCCGCACCACCAGCAATGACCCTCTGTTCGCCTTCGAGAACTACACCCGCACGGCACAGATCCTCGCCGACACCATGGCCGAGGCGCACATGTGGGCGGTGGATAAGCCGCTGCATGCGTCCCTGGTGCGCGACATCACCGAAGGGATCAATGCCAAGTTCCGCGAGCTGATCGGCACGGGCTATTTGATCGGTGGCAAGTGCTGGTTTCCAGACGACGCCAACGGCAAGAACACCCTCAAGGCCGGCAAGCTGTTCCTCGATTATGACTACACCCCTGTCCCACCGCTGGAAGACCTCACGCTGCGCCAGCGCATCACCGACCGCTATCTGATGGACTTCGCCAACAAGATCAATAGCTGAACCGCGCAACGGAGAGCCCTGCCATGGCCATGCCCCGCAAACTCAAGAACCTCAATCTGTTCAACGACGCCAACAGCTACTTGGGCGTGGTCAAGACCGTCACCCTGCCCCCGCTCGGCCGCAAGATGGAAGGCTATCGCGGCGGAGGTATGAACGGCCCGGTCAAGGCTGATCTTGGCTTCTCGGACGACGGTATTCAGTTCGAATGGAAGACCGGCGGCCTGGATCTGATCGCCCTCAAACAATTCGGTGCCGTCAACGCTTCGGGCATTGCCTTGCGCTTCAGCGGCGCTTTTCAACAGGACGACACCGAGGCCGTCAGCGCCGTGGAGATCGTGATGCGCGGCCGCCATGAGTCGATTGAGATGGGTGAAGCGCAACCCGGTGAAGACACCGAGCACAGCATCACCACCACCTGCAGCTATTACAAGTTGATCATCGACAACGAAGAGATCATCGAAATCGACCTGCTCAATTTCATAGAAATCGTGGACGGCGTGGACATGCTGGAAAAACAGCGCCGAGCCCTCGGCATCTGACCTGCCCCTAAACCTTGGAGCCTTACATGAAGACTGAAGAAACGCTCACAGCCCTGCCGCCAGAGGATGACAACAGCGTCACCCTGGATACGCCGATCATCCGGGGAAAGACCCTGATCGACAGCATCACCTTGCGTAAACCACAGGCCGGCGAGTTGCGCGGTGTGCACCTGGTCGAGTTGTTGAACATGGACGTGGCGACCTTGATCAAGATCCTGCCGCGTATCAGCAACCCAAGCATCACCGCGCCGGAAGCCGCTGGCATGGACCCCGCCGACCTGCTCGCCTGTGGCAGCAAGATCTCTGGTTTTTTGTTGCAGAAGTCGGTGAAGGCGGATGCCTCCCTCGTTGCGTAGAAGATGCCATGGCCGACCTGGCCGTGGTTTTCCACTGGGCACCGACGGACATGGACCCGTTGGGCCTGCAAGAACTGATGGCGTGGCGCGAGCGCGCCCGGGCGCGGAGTGTCACCGATGGGCAATGACTTAAAACTGCGCGTGCTGCTGGGCGCTATCGACAAAGCCAGCGGCCCTTTGAAGGTGATCGACAAACGCAGCACCGCCACCGCTCGCGCATTGAAAGAAACCCGTGATCGCCTCAAGGCGCTCAATGCCCAACAACAAGACATCAGCGCCTGGCGTGCTCAGCGGTCGGCGTCACTGCGCACCGAAGAGGCGCTTAACGCGGCACGGGAAAAGGTTCGCGCCCTCAGCCAACAGTTCGCAGCGACCGGAGCGCCGACGCGAGCCATGACTAAGCACTTTCAGGCCGCCGTCAGGGCCGCCCAGGCGCTTAAGCAGCAGCATCGCAAGCAAGGTGAACAGCTCCAAGCGCTGCGTGCTCGACTGGCCGGCGCGGGTATCAGCACCCAACATCTGGCCCGTGACGAACGCCAGCTACGCCAACAGATCGGAGCCACCAATGCCAGCCTAAGCACACAATACAAACGACTGGCCGCATTGAATGAACAGCAACGGCGCCTGAGCACTGCGCGGGCTTCATTGGATACTTCACGGCGTAGCGCCGGCGAGCTGACCGCCAAAGGTGCTGTCGCAACTGCCGGTGGCGGTTCGGTGTTGTACGCAGGGGCACGGATGTTATCGCCGGGCGTCGACTTCGACGCCAGCATGAGCCAGGTGCAGGCGATTACTCGTCTGGATGAGCATGCCGATGCGCTCAAGGCTTTGCGCACTCAAGCTCGCGAGCTGGGCGGCGCCACCCAATTCACCGCAGGACAGGCTGCCGATGCCCAAGGCTACCTAGGGATGGCAGGCTTCGAACCCAACGCCATCCGGGCCGCGATGCCAGGCATGCTCAACCTAGCGGCGGCAGGTGGTACTGAGTTGGCTCAGACCGCTGACATCGCGTCGAACATCCTGTCGGGGCTGGGCCTGACAGCCGATGAAATGGATCGCCTCGGCGATGTGCTGGTGGGGACGTTCACCCGCTCCAATACCACTCTGCAAATGCTGGGCGACACCATGAAGTACGCCGCGCCCATGGCGAAAACGTACGGTGTGGAATTGGAAGTGGCCGCCGCGATGGCCGGCAAACTCGGCGATGCAGGCCTACAGGGCAGCATGGGCGGCACCGCACTCAGCTCGATCATGAACCGCTTGGCCGCCCCACCCAAAGGCGCTGAAAAAGCCTTGCAGCAACTGAACATCACCACGGCCGATGCGGTCGGAAACCTGCGCCCCCTGCCCGACCTTTTGAAGGAGATCTACAGCAAAACCCATCGCCTGGGCACCGCCGAGAAAGGCGGGCTGTTCAAAGCGATTGCCGGGGAAGAAGCGGTCAAGGGCATGGCTCAACTGGTAGAACAGGCGGGCACTGGACAGTTGCAGGTGCTCATCGCCAACCTGCGCCAAAGCCAGGGCGAAGCGGCGCGCACGGCTAAGGTTATGGCCGATAACCTCAAGGGTGATTTGACCAGCCTCAGCAGCGCCTGGCAGGACCTAGGTATCGAATTACAGGACCAACAGAACGAACCGCTTAGAGAGCTGGCTCAATCCGTCACCGCGCTTGTCAGGAGCATCAAATCCTGGGCGCGGGAGAATCCCAAACTCGCGGCTGGACTCGTTAAAACCGTTGCAATCATCGCCGCGCTGGCCGTCGCTGTCGGCGGGCTGATGCTGGCGTTAGCGAGCGTTCTGTTGCCATTCGCAGCGTTGCGTTTCGTCCTTGTTCAGTTGGGTTTTCGTCTGCCGGGTTTGATTGGCTTGCTGTCGACTTTGGGCCGTACCGTGCTGCCATTCGTGGCGAGGGCGTTGCTCATTGTCGGGCGTGCCCTGATGCTTAATCCAATTGGACTGGCAATCACCGCCATCGCCGGCGCGGCGTATCTGCTGTATGAACACTGGGACGCGGTGACGGGGTATTTAGCCGGCGCTTGGCGTGAAATCCAGACCGGTTTCGACAATGGGCTGGGCGGCATTTTGAAAGTGCTTGCGGACTTCAGCCCGGTCGGGTTGATCTACCAAGCGTTCGCCGCTGTCATGAAGTACCTGGGCATCGATTTGCCCAACCGCTTTACCGCCTTCGGTGGGTTGATGGTCGACGGCCTGGTCAACGGACTAACCGCGGGCATGAACCGCCTGAAAGAGGTGGTTGACCGCCTCGGCACCCGGACCATCGAGGCTTTCAAAGAGACCCTGGGCATCCATAGTCCCTCACGCATATTTGCCGAGTTGGGCGGCTTCACGGTGGAGGGGCTTGTCCAAGGCCTAACGTTGCATGCCGATGGCCCCCTGGGCGCTATAACCGCCCTGGGCGAGCAGCTCATCGCTGCCGGAGGACGGTTGTCGTCGATTGATTCACTGACGGTCGATACTCGCGCTCCGATCAGCCCACGACCTTCCCAACACATTGATAGCCACGACACCTATGCCATTCACATCCACACCACGCCAGGCATGGACGCCAACGCAGTCGCCCGGACCGTACGTGCCGAAATAGCACGGCATCAAAACGAGAAGGCCGCTCGACGCCGCAGCCGTCTTTCGGACCTGGAGTAGCCAACCATGATGCTTGCCTTGGGCATGTTCGTATTTAGCCTCTCCACCGCGGCCTATCAGGAACTGCAACGCCAAACCGAATGGCGCCACGTGAGCAACCCACGCATCGGCGCCGCCCCGGCGAGGCAATTTGTCGGGCGCGGTGAGGACGTTATCACCCTGCCTGGCGTCATCCTGCCGGAACTGGCCAGCAGTGCCTTGAGCCTCAACGCCCTACGCCTGATGGCGAATACCGGGAAGGCCTGGCCGATGGTCGAGGGCAGCGGACGAATCTATGGGCTGTGGATTATCGACAACCTGAGCGAAACCAAAACGCTGTTCTTTCGCGACGGCACACCACGGCGGATTCAGTTCAGCCTCAGCCTCAAGCGCATCGATGACGACCGCATCGACCTGCTCGGCGCGGCGACCAGCGTCGGCGTAAGCATCATGAGGGCGTTGCTGTGATCGATACTGCTCTCCCCCATGTCACCGGCTATCTGAATCGCCAAGATACCGCCCATCCAGTGCCGGCGTTCCGCATCACGGTCGATGGAAAAGACATCGCCCAGTTAATTAGTCCGCGATTGATGAACCTGGAACTGGCCGACAATCGCGGCATCGAGGTCGATCAGTTGAGCATCACCCTCAGCGACCACGACGGACTTTTAACCATCCCGCCTAAAGGCGCGGTCATCCGGCTGTGGTTGGGTTGGAGTGACACCGGCTTGGTGGACAAAGGCAGCTACACCGTCGATGAAACCGAGCACAGCGGCGCACCGGACGTACTTAATATTCGCGCTCGCTCGGCGGATCTTCGCAAGGGTTTGAAAACCAAACGCGAGCGCAGTTGGAGCAACACCAAACTGGGCGACGTCCTGGATGACATCGCTTTGGGCAACGACCTAACCGCCAATGTTGCCGGTGCCTTGGCCGAGTTGCCCATCCTGCAGCTGGACCAGGCGAGCGAATCGGATGCCAACCTAATCAGCCGCCTTGGGGAAGAGTTCGACGCCGTGGTCACCGTCAAAGCCGGACACCTGTTGTGCCTGCCGGCTGGCGGTGGCAAGACCGCCAGCGGTGCAGATTTGCCCCACATCACTCTCAACCGGACCGATGGCGACCAACACCATTATCTACAAGCTGACCGTGGCAGTTACGACGGGGTACGTGCGTATTTCTATGACGTAAACAGCGCGAAGAAACAGGAAGCTATTGCCGGTGGCGGCGACTCTCTCAAAGACCTTCGCCACACCTACAGCGACCGCCAGTCTGCCTTGCGCGCCGCTCGCTCTGAATTCAACCGGTTGCAGCGCGGTAGCGCGACCCTCAGCTACACCTTGGCCCGGGGACGTCCTGACCTGATTCCAGAACTGACCTACACGCTCCAGGGCGTAAAGCAGGAGATAGACGCCATCATTTGGTACGGCGGCAACGTGCTGCATAGCCTGAGTGCGGACAATGGCTACACCGTCAGTTTGGAGTTGGAGAGCAAGCTACCCGAGGACACGGTTGAGGGGCTGGCTGAAGAGAACAGAGGTGACTTCACCGGCGTCATCGCCTACTACCGCGATAGGAAGTCCGGGAAGGAAAAGGCCGTGACGATTGGAGACCAGAGCAAGCCCAAGCGGCTGCACTGGTTGTACGCCACGGAGCATTCGGCGAAGCGGGTTATAGATCGGGAGTGGAAGCGAATGAAGACAGAACGGCAATAACCCGTATTACGAAGACGTTAAAGACAATGCTCAAGGACGACCTCATGCAAGACATACGTTGCGGCCATTGCTGCCGCAAACTCGCCGCTGCCAGCGGCTTCCAGGAATTACAGATCAAGTGCCCGCGCTGTCGGACACTCAACCATCTGAAGGCCCAGAGCCTCCCCCAAGCGTGCCGCGAGCACCCAGAACAACGAGTTCATGAATGCAGCAACCCACCATTGGCAGCCTGTTCGCAGGCATAGGAGGCTTTGATGTCGGATTTGAAAACGCGGGATACCGCAGCGCCTGGCAAGTTGAACTCAACCCCGTCAACCGGGCTGTGCTTGCCGATCGATTTCCCCATGCACGCCAGTTCGAAGACGTGCGCCAGTGCGGCGCCCATAACCTCTCCCCCGTCGATGTCCTCACCGCTGGCTTCCCCTGCCAGGACATCAGCATCGCCGGATGTCGGGAGAGCAATCAAGACACCCGAGGCCTGCGCGGCGAACGCAGCGGCCTGTTCTGGGAAGTCATACGTATCCTCAAAGAGATACAACCTGGCTGGGTGGTCCTTGAGAACGTCGTTAACTTGCTCGCTGTCAACGATAGCCAAGACTTTGAGACAGTCATCCGGGCCCTTGCGGACTGCGGGTATGTGGGATTTTGGCGAGTGCTTAATGCTCAATATTTCGGAGTCCCCCAGCAACGTCGTCGAATATTCCTGGTCGCAGGTTATCGACGCATGCCCCCCTTCGAGTTCCTGGCTGACGCCGCGCCAGTGGACGCAATACCTCCAGCGTCTCGCTCGATCCGATGGCCACGCCCCGCGGATGCCTGGGCTGCCAATACTCTATTGGCAAACAAGGCCGGATCCCAAATCGCTTTGGGCTGTACCACTTTCGTCGCTCACGCGAACGGATGGGATCAGATGGCTGAGCGGCAGCGAGCGGCTGAAGATGATGGGTTTTGCCTCGGACTGGATGCGGCCAACCTTGCGGAGGCTTTCAGTGCCGGAAATGCCGTTGTTACGCAGGTGGCGGAGTGGGTTGGGCGGGGGTTGAGTCAACAGTGGCAACGTGGCCACCGTTGAACAAGCTTGAAAAATAAAATACTTAATTGATGAGGTTGAGCCTAACTCGGACTCAACTTCTCAAAGCTCTAGACTATGAAAATGGATTAATCTTTGTCTTCTTGAGAGTTCCTAATTTGCCGTAACGTGTTGCCTACGGTTATTGCACTCATCAATTCCTTCTCTGCTTTTATTTCACTCAAAGTTCGTCCAAAAACGGAACTAACTGCATCGATAGTCCGCTGAGTTACGCCTACATCATACGCTTGAAGAGCCCTACCTGCCAGAGAAGCAAGAATATCAATGCCAGCTGCGGATTGGCTGCCCTTGAGCCTATCCATATCCTCTTTCATCTGTTTGATAATCTTTTGAGACTTGCTATCTTCCGCCTTTAAAGCATCCAGCTCATTTAAACGATCTGCTATGTCAGCCATAGCCTCATCGCGCTCCTTCAATGCATTTTCGCGGTCCCTGATCGCTAAATTTTTTTCTTCCTCCGTTTCTTTCAAAACTAGGGTTAGATTTTTTACAAACGACCCCATCTCATCAGCACTGCCAGCTAGGACATTAAACAAATCCAAAAAAACTTTAATTTGTTCATTTTTTGAATGGTCGGGGTATTTGACTTTATGATCTATTTCGCTCCAACCTTCTTGAAAAATGGTACGGACCTGAATTTCCGCCTTCAGAATGTTTTTTTCAGGTTGGCTTTGAACGATATAGTGAATTGATCTATACCCTGCATCATGTATAGCTGCCTCCGCCCCTCGTTTAATAATATCAACATTTGGTTCATCTCCTTTGCGAACATATATAACCACAGGCTCGCACAGATCCCAAACCTTACGAATATGGGAATCGATAGCATCACATTCATCTTTGAATAAATGAAGTGCTCGGACCCCAATCAAATCAGTAACAACATCGAGATAGTTATCAACACATATGTTCAGCCACTTATCTTTAACGGGCTCCTCTAATTTCTTCCTAATGATTTTTTTGAGAAGATGTTTTACATTTTTTATCCTCCAGCGGACCGAATGGACGCCGCTGAATGTTCGAATTCTAGATGAAATTTGTTCGGCTGCACTCGTAAGGGCTGGCAACTGAGCGACAAAATCATTAGCGATTAAACTCAGTTGATCCCAATCAGCATTCGATTTTTGCCAATCCTCTAAAGATAACTCTGATTCAAATAAAAAATCTTCCAAATCCATTTCGAACTTCATCAGCATAACTCTTAAGGTCGTTTTTTGGGTTTAAAAGCATCTAACTAGTCACTTACTGCTTAGGCCGTAGAACGTAAGCTTGCAAGCGGAGAATAGCAGCACTTTGCAATCACGCTAAGAGGGGCGCACCAAACCAACGCTCGCCATCATGCGAATCAGGGATTCGGTTACCCGCCACGCGGAGAAAAGCCAGTTTGACGTGAAGCCTGTTTTGACTTAAATTGCCCTAACGAAGCGACTGACCAGATGAGATTGAGCGCTTCCCAGCGGTGAAAACCGTAACCGCGCAAGGCGGTTCGCAAGTGGTGTCTGGATCTGCTTTACCGAACACGAAAAAAGACGCCTACGGCGTCTTTTTTCGTTTCTGCTCCCTAGCGTTTGGTCGACGTAGGCTGCCGCATGTGGATCTTACCGCACAGCAAAATGAAACCCATTCTGCCCAGCAATCGAGGCGGCTTGTCTGTCTGGTGATAAGCGCTTTCGATTATCAGGTTTAGATCCTGAGGCTTACCCGCCGCAGCCCGACGAATTTCAAAAAACACGTGATAAGGCCCGTTCGGGTCCGCGATCGTTATCGAATACGCCCAGTTGCGTTGCGCAGCTGTCTCGCGCACCTTGGCTTGGTGATGGTTCAGCCCTTGAATCACAGTAGGCAGCATCAGTGATAGGCGATAGCGGATTGAGCAGAAGGTTCGGGGTCGCCCAGCATGATCGAAAATAATCTGCTCTCCAGATGGATGCAGGGCCTCGTCATAAGCCCGACTGAAGCAATGACTCGAAAAGGTGACGTGCACGCTCAGCTTTCGCCCCACCAAATCGCTCTGTACTGTGAATGTAAACGGCTCAAGATGAGCGAAATCGTAGGTCTGACCCCCAATGGTCAGTCGCGGAAAATAGGCGGTCACTAAGGTCTCCGTTCCGGCCGGCGAGGCAGTCTCCTCCTGCCTTTATCATCATTTGTAACCGTCCTATGTTTTCGTGCATTGCCCTTACCGACAATGAGAACCCATACGCCGTGTCCTATCGGATAACGGCGAACATTACGCTAATGTTGGATCACACTAGAAACCCGGCGTCTAACCGGGCTTCTTTTCGCTGACATGTATTTAATCTAAATAAATTATTTAATCAAACCTCTATGACTCCACACACAAGAGCGCAGATGCTAACAGCTGCGCAACGTGTCGGATATAACCTCGATCAACTTCAGACATTTCCCTATACCATGTAAGAATTTTCCGCTCATCTTGTGTCAGCTCAGAATTTTCGCGTTCGCTCATATCCAAGCGAGTGTTCTTTTTGTCATCCTGATCCAACATGCCCACTACTCCATTAAGTGCATTGCGTGCGCAACGTTACTTAGGCATGTGGGAAATCGAAACTGAAAATCGTCGTAACGAATCGTTTAAATACGACTAGTTATTTCTCGGCACGGGAAAGGCCGGGAGCGACAGCCATCGCGCTGATGATGCGATGCACAGCTTTTTGGTCATAGTCAGACAGCGTTCTGAACTGGTGCAGCAGCGCTTCTTCGGCCTCGTTCAAGCCTTCGAGCGCAGGTTGCATCCGCCTTCCCGTCAAAACATACGGCACATCGACACCAGCCTTAAGCACCGCCGTAAGGTAGACGGAATCAGGGTTTCGCTCGCCTTTTTCATAGCTGCCCTGGGTATTGCGGGTGATGCCACCCAGTTGCGCGAAGGCCTCCTGGTTGAGCCCAAGCCGCGTCCGTTCTTCACGCAAGCGTTCACCCACGCCAACGTCCATGTCATTTTCAGATGCACAACTTTTCAAACTTTCACCCTTTACAGGCACAAATCTTTGGGCATAATTGCACCAAATCAACACGGATGCCCACGAATGGACACTATGCCCGCCCCTCTCACACCCGAGCAAGCCCGAGCGGTGCTTGATCGAAAAGGTATCAGTATTGCGGAGTTCTCTCGTCAGAACTCGCTGAACAGCAACCTGGTCAGCGACCTGCTGAATGGTCGGAAGAAAGGACGCCGCGGCGAAGCCCATCGGGCTGCGGTGTTATTGGGTATCAAGGTCGGCACTGTCCCGGCAATCATCAATCCATCAGCCCTCGCGCAAGGACGCCGCCGTGAGCACTTACAAATTGGTCTGCCCCCATTGCCAATCACGGATGCGCATCCGCACCAGTGAGGGCACACATATTTTTCTTCGCATTGCTTACTTGCAATGCACTAACGAAGCTTGCGGTTGGTCTGTTCGCGCCGAGTTTGAAATGACACACGAGATGAGCCCCAGCGGGATGGCCAACCCGTCGGTCAAGTTGCCTTTGGCAGATGTCGCGCTACGTCGTGAGGCGATGACAACGAGCGTCGCTCAACTCGAACTATTACCCCCACTCAAGGATGGAGCGGACTGAATGAACGATACCCAGCCTATTTCGCTTGATTACCGCAGCAGCATGCAACAGGCCGCCCTTGCCTATCTGGCTCGCCACCAAGCAGAACATCTTGCCGATGGCGATCAGCTGTTCAAAAACTGTATCCGCCATCTGATCGTTGCACTTGAGGTGCCGTCCGGCATTGCGATGAAACTGGTGCAGTTAGCCTGGACTGAGCATCACGCGGCGGCCGGCCTCGACCACCCTACTTCGCTCTAAACCTTAATCATTGACTCAACCCTACTCGACCGTAGGGCTGGGTTTGTATTGCCTATCAGTTGGTGCGACATGGAACAGTCAGAAACGCTACGGGCTGAAGTGCTTCAACGGCTCAAGGACGATTATGGATTCAAGGCGCGGCACAGCGACGTCTATTGGCGCGGCGGCAAGTGCCCAGCTTGTGGACAAAAAGAGCTTTATACCCGCGTTTCAAAACCGTGGCTGATCATTTGTGGACGCGAAAGCAAATGTGCGAAGCGCTGGCACGTTAAGGAATTGTATGAGGATCTATTCGATGACTGGAGCCGGCGAGTGCCCTCTTGCGATCAATATCCCACCGCAACAGCTCGAGCCTATCTGGAGTTTGCCCGTGGGTTTCGGCTTGAGCTGATTCAGGGCTGGTTTAGCCAAGAGTCCTACTTTTGCCGAGAGCTGAACGAAGGCAGCACTACGGTCCGCTTCGCCCTGGACAAAGGGGGATATTGGGAACGGTTGATCGATCGCCCGCATCGCTTCGGCAAGATGAAAGCTCGGTTCAAGCCTGGCGGTAGTCCTCGCGGCGTTTGGTGGTGTCCGCCTTGCATCGAATTGCTGGATGTCGCCGAACTGTGGATTGTCGAGGGGATCTTCGACGCTATCGCTCTGGTGCATAACAGCATTGCAGCGGTGTCGTCCATGTCATCCAACGCGTTTCCCGAAGAGTCGTTGAGAGAGCTGGCACGACTGCGCGGCGGCAAGTTGCCCAAGTTGGTCTGGGCGCTGGACAACGAGCCCGGTGCACACAAATACACCAGACAATGGGTACGACAGGCCCGCGCCCTGGGCTATGAATGCGAAGCAGCGCAAATCCCTCAGCCTGACAGCCGCAAGGTCGATTGGAATGACCTGCATCAACGCTGGGCCTTTATAGATGACGAGCCCCAGCGCACCGAGCAAATTAAAAGAGACTTGGCTACCGCCCGCTATCACGGCTCGCTTCTGATCGCCGAAAGCGCGACCGAGAAAGGCGCGCTGATGTACGAATGGCGCGAGCGCTATGAGTTTCACTTCGAGTTCGAGAGCCGGCTGTACTGGTTCAAGATGGACCTGGAGAAGTTCAACAAGGCCATGCAGGCGTTGGACTCTTCGGAGCGCCACGAAGACCAGTTGCTTAACGATAAACAACGTCGTGACAAGGCACTGCGCCAATGTGGTGGTGTTGTCGAAATCGCCAACTGCTACCCCCAGGCGCTGTACTTCCAGCGCAACGAAGTCACTGACGAGTCCTGGTACTACTTCCGCGTGGACTTTCCGCACGACGGCGGCAGCGTAAAAAACACCTTCACGGGCGGTCAGGTCGCCGCCGCCAGCGAGTTCAAGAAACGCTTGCTCAGCATGGCTGCCGGCGCGGTGTTCACTGGCAGCGGGCAGCAGCTCGACAAGATCATGAAGGACCAGCTCTATGGGCTTAAAACTGTAGAGACCATCGATTATGTGGGCTACAGCAAGGAGCATGGGGCCTATGTGTTCGGCGACATTGCCGTGCGCAATGGCATCGTCAGCCAGGTCAACAAAGAAGACTTTTTTGAGTTCGACAAGCTGCGGCTCAAGACGCTGCAGAAATCGATTGCGATGCACATCCAACGTGACGCCAAGCAGTACCGCAACGACTGGTTGCCCATGCTTTGGACATGTTTCGGCGCCAAGGGAATCGTTGCACTGGCGTTCTGGTTCGGCTCGCTGTTCGCCGAACAGATTCGCGCACAGTACAAGTCGTTTCCCTTTCTGGAAGTGACGGGCGAGGCCGGTGCCGGCAAGACAACACTGCTGACTTTTCTCTGGAAGCTCCTGGGCCGAGAACACGAAGGTTTCGACCCTTCGAAATCAACACGTGCAGGCCGCCAGCGGGCCATGGGCCAAGTTTCCAACATGCCGGTGGTGTTGATCGAGGGCGACCGCAACGAGCCGGACAAGGCGCATGCCAAGGGCTTTGACTGGGACGAGCTCAAGGACTTCTTTGGCGGCGGCACCCTCGGCACTCGGGGGATGAAAACCAGTGGTAACGAAACCTACGAGCCACCGTTTCGAGGTGTCGTCGCCATCAGCCAGAACGCCGACGTCAGCGCGTCGGAGGCGATCCTGACCCGGATTATCAAAACTCACTTTGCTCGCCCTGCGGTGACCACCGAAAGCCGTGCCGCCGCGGATAACCTGAACTTGATCCCGGTGGAGCAGCTCAGCCACTTCCTGCTGATGGCTGTGCGGGCTGAAGCCCAGGTCATGACGAAGTTTGCCGAGCGCGTGGCGGTACACGAGCAGCGTCTGCGCCAGCTTAAGGAGATCCGTGTGGAGCGGATCATCAAGAACCATAGCCAGATCATGGCGCTGGTGGATTGCCTTTGTTTGATCTGTCCGCTGGATGAAAACCAGCGTGTCACTACCCATCAAGCCCTCACCAGCATGGCTCTGGAACGCCAGGTGGCGATCAGCGCTGACCATCCTTTGGTTGCCGAATTTTGGGACGTTTACGAGTACCTGGAGAGCCTCGGCGAAGGACCGCAGGTCAATCACAGCGTCGACCCGAAACTCATCGCCATCAACCTCAACGACTTCGCCGAAAAAGCCAGCGATCACCGACAGAACCTCGCGGATCTCAAGACCCTGCGCACGCTGTTGGTCAATAGCCGCAGCCGCAAGCTGCTTGAGGTGAACAAGGCCACTTACAGCGCCGTCCGAGCGGCCCAGGCGGCCAATAACGCGATGGCTAGGAAATCCACCACCGTGCGTTGCTGGACCTTCCAGAACGCCTAAGCAACACCGCTTGTAACCACCACCAGACGGGCAACGCCTGGACAACATCAAAGGAGCAACACCATGTCACCAGATCGAATCATAGAAGCGTTTGACGAAATTTTTCGATACGAGAGAGCTCTTCCTGCTATTCGCCTAGCAGGTATTAAGGCGCTACACCGATTGATGCCTGTGGCTCAAGGTCACTCGGGACAGAGTGGCGTCATAGGCCGATTCTTGCTCGGGCTTTACAACGGCCAGGACTACCCCTTCGACATGACCGAACTGCGTCGACTCGATGCGGCTCTTTTTGATGACTGCATCACCGTCTTGCGGCTCGATAACACGACCGAACGAGAGGTGCATCGGTACTTCGAGAATGGTGATGCGATTTGGGAGGAGTTGCGGAATCGATGGGCATGAAGACTGGAGCGAAGTCGTAGCGATCATCACGCAATACCAGGCCAAGGCCTGAAAGATGGTGTCGAGGAGCGCCAACTCCCCGACACCGACCACCACTAAGGAGCAGCACCATGCAAGCACGGAACCCAAGCAGCAGCGCCGGGGAGACTAGCACGAACGCGCTGAAACCCGATGATGACCTTTCCTACGTCAGCCGAACTATGGCGCGCCGTATCGCTGTATTTCATGACTCCCTAGGCGTCGGTATCAAGGAGTTGGCGCGATGAACAATGGTAAATCCTTTCCTTGGAATCTCGACCTGACGGGGTTCTGCGACCAATGCGGGAAATACCGCGCCCACGGCAACCATTACAAGTGCAGTAAGGCCCGACAGGCCATTAACGAGCGACGTCGGGCCGAAGAAGCACGATCCGGTGTATCTCCCAGACCTAAAAAGAGCGCCAGTGTTTGGTGGCTACTTCGCCAGGAGTGATCTTTAAAACCGAGCCCGAAAACGAACGCAATACGGAAAGGTCCGTCAATGGACCCTTCCTCGATACGTTGCAAAGGGGAAGCACATGACACAGGGAGTAGAGACTCGAGGCAATTCCATACGAGTCTATTTTCGTTTTAATGGGAAGCGGTGCCGGGAACTCATACCGGGGGGAAACACAGCGGCCAACCGGGAGCAGGCACAGCGTCTGGTCAATATCATTCAATACGAGATAGAGGCTGGCACCTTCAATTACAGCCGACATTTTCCCAATTCAGCCAGCCTAGTCGAGAACACATTCGGCCACTACCTTGATCTATGGTTGAAGATCAAAAGCAACAGCGTTGCCGCCACCTCCTATAGGGGCTATGCCAATAAAGCGGAAGTGCATGTCCGGCCACGTTGGGGCAAGGTTCAGATCGACCAGATCGATCATCTAGACCTGCAGGAGTGGGTACAGGACACATTGTCGACGCGACTGAAGAACAAGACCATTCGGGACATCATCAGCAATGTGCGGCAGGTCTTTAGGCTTTACCGGACTCGCAAGAAGGTTGCACATGATCCGACTGAGGGGTTGTTTGTGCGCTTACCTGATCCTGAAGCACCGGACCCGTTCACCAGGGCGGAGATCAAGCAAATCCTTGAGACGCCAACCAATCGGACGCAAGAGCTACTGATGGTTCAGTTCATGATTTGGGCGGGGCCGCGGGTATCGGAAACAATTGCGTTGGCTTGGGAGGATGTCGATTTACAGCATGGGACGGTGACGTTTCGTCGCTCTAAGGTGCGAGGGGCTTATCGGGTCACGAAAACACGGCGCTCGACTCGGAAGGTGCGACTTCTAGAGCCGGCTTGGGATGCGCTACGCAAGATCGATGCGATGAATCCGGCAAAAAAGGCGCAGACGGTCGATGTCGTTGAGCGGGACAACAAGACGGTGCGGCAGCATAAGCTGCACTTTGTGTTCCTGAACACCAAAAGCGGTCTGCCGCATGTCAGCGACTTTGTTGTGCGGGATCGTTTCTTCAAGGCTCACTTGAACGCAGCCGGAGTTCGTTATCGTGGGCCCGGCCAGTGTCGGCATACCTACGCCAGCCAGTTGCTCACTACGGGCGTGGCTTCGATTGACTGGATTGCCGAACAGATGGGGCATACCAACGGAAATATGATTCGGCAGCACTATGGGACGTGGATTAATGAGGATGGGCCGGATGTGGTGGGGATGTTGCAGTTAGCGCTGAAGCTGTAG